GCGTTTCCGGCTCGTGGCAGTCGAAAAGCCAGATAGAGAGATACCGGGCAAAGTCGATCCCGTCGGATCGACCTGCCCGGTCGGTCAGTTTCCCGAGTTCTCGGGCGGAATGTCGTCCGGCGTCTCCGGTTCCGGATTCTGCGCGGCTTTTCCCGGCACGGCCATGGACCGGATGACCATCCCCATGATCTGGGCGGTCAGCCCGTTCGCGAGCTCTCCGAAGGACAGCTTGCGAGACACCTGCTTCCGGGTGTAGCGCTCCGGCCAGCCCTGTTCGTCCGCGTAGTCGTTGAGCATCGCGGTGAGGAACTCTGTCGCGCTCCGGATGGCGCGTTCCGGGTCCAGCGCCTCGCCGAGGTTCCCGCCGTGCGCGTCCTGGATCTCTTCCAGGACGGCCATGTTGCAGCGCAGCATGTAGGTCTTCCCCTCAAACTCGAAGGGGACCTCCTCCAGTTTCAGGCTCATGCGGTAGTCAGGGACGCGTCGACCCAGGCCTTGGCGACCGCTTCGCTGTCCACATACGCGGACTCATAGAGCAGGCTGTCATCGGCGTCGCTCATGAGCATCTCGCCGGTTGTGGTCGGGGTGTAGAAGACGATGTTCTCGCCCTTGGTCTGCAGGCTCAGGCTGGGCGGACCGAACATGGCCTTCACGATCCTGCAGCACCAGAACTTCTTCGCGCTGTCCTTCAGGGCAGGGCAGTAGAAGGCGACGCCGACGTAGTTGCCCTCACTCTTCGCGCTGACGCCGAGGCCCTGGACCTCTGTCGCGCTTCCGCCCTGCGGGGTTACGCTGCGCGTCTGATCGGTCAGGCCGAACAGGAGCTTCTGCGCTGCGTCCGGGATGTACTTCACGCCGAGGCTGATCGTGCCGCCGGTGGCGGAGGTCATGTACTCCGCGAGTCCGTCGTCGGCGTAGAGCCTGGCCTCTGCGCGGCGCAGCTCAATGTTCGCCTGCATGGCGGCGCCCACGGACTGCAGATCCGAATAGGCGACGGCGCCGTTGTTTACGGCATATTTTGCGATTTTCATGCCGCGAAGTCCAAACTGAGGCATGGTGTTTCCTCCTTCAATCTCGATTAAATTCATCTTCCATCCAGTCAAGGATGGAATCGGCGCCCTCCATGATCTCATCTTCCTGCCGATTGAGGCCGAGGTCGACGAAAGGCCGGGCGGGCTGTTTTCTGTTTCCGTATTCGTTCTCGAATGCGATCACGGCGTTCCGGGTGCGTCTTCCGCCCTCGTGCCGGAGTCGCGACCCTGAAAACGCGACGTCCTCATAGCCGCCGGAGTCGGTTTTCTTTGCCTTCCGGCGCTTGAGCGAGTCCAGGATGTGCACGTCGCTCTCCGGATCCCGGACGTTCATGCTCTCGCCCTGGGCTTTGATCGCCTGAAGACCGGCCTCGGCCATCTCATCGAGGGACTTTTCCATCACCGGCCACGGGATGTCGATAATCCGGAGGTAAGCCTCAGCCAGTTCCTCAAAGCCGTAGAGTTCAAGCGTAGCCATAGTACGCGCCTCCGTCCGTCCATTCGCACTCCAGCACCCAGTGCTGGCCGTCGCTGTCCGTGGCGTCCGTCGGGATGGGCCAGGTGAAGCCCTGATCGAAGAGAGCCCGCGTGAGGGCCAGAATGGCCTCCCTGGGGTCTTTCCCGTGCGGAAGGTAAAAGTGCACCTGCACAAGGTAGCGCGCAGCGTGCGGCACGTCTTCCGCCCACACCTCGCCCACGACGTTGTAGTTCCAGACGATGTACTCGGTGAGAGGGCCCTTGTACACATGCGGGAACACCGCGCCGGGGAAGAGGGGCGTGAGCGCCGTCTGGATCGCTTCGGCCACGCAGGCCTCCTGCAGGGTCGTCTCGCTCATCGTGTCACCTCCGTGAGGATCAGCGTCATGCTGTCGAAGGTCTGGGGGAAGCTCCGGAGGATCCGGTACCGCTTCCCGTTGAACTCCGCCAGGCGGTAGCCGGAGTATCCGGCCGGCCAGAAGTCCAGGTAGTCCACCGTGCTGACCTCCGCCTGCGCGCTGGCCTGCACGCCCGCCTTCATGCTCTGGTAGAACTCCGACTGACTCACGCCGTCCTCCCAGTCGCAGAGCAGCGGGGGAGTGCTGCGGTGCTCGATCGTACCCTCGAAGCCGGACGCCGCCTGCGTGCTCTCGCACCAGATCAGCGTGATCTCATCGCTCCAGGGCGTGTGCAGCGTGGAGTTGGGGCTCATGTCGCACTCGCCTCCGTCCTGGCCTTCTGGCCGAACAGGCGGTTATTCCGGGCGACGGTGAGCATCCGCGGCATCGGCGCGCCGTCGATGCGGCTGCGCCAGAGCCAGCCGGCGTACATGATCACCAGATCCCGGTCGGCCGTCGTGTTCTCCAGGGTGATCCCCTCGGCCGTGAGGCGCTGCTGCGCCTCGCAGAGGCGGTCCCGGAGGCGCTGGTCGTAGGCGTCCGCCCGGATGCCCAGGTCGATCTTCAGACCGCTGAGCAGCTGCTCCATGTCCATCTGATCGCCCCTTTCTTTTAGTCTGTGATGCCCTGGAGCTGCCTCCAGAGTGTTTCGTCGTAGACCGTGGTCCCCACATGGCCCAGCTTGATGCTGGAATCGCACCAGATCGTCTTCTCCAGCCAGGCAGCCCGCAGGCAGAAGGCCAGATCCTCCCCGAAGCCGAGCGTCGGGGAGAAGGGCGGTCCGTACCGGTCCCGGATCTGCCTGATCAGGTCCACCGTCATCATGACGGCGCCGAAGCCGCAGCCGGCGATCTCGAACAGGCTGTCCCGTTCGTAGTCGTCGAAACTGTCCGCCGCAGCGGCATAGCCGCCGGTCGGCATGGGATCCCGGCGCAGCCGGTTGTAGATCACCGGATGGATCGGAGGTTTCCGGCTGAAGTACAGCCCGGAGATCATCTCCCGGCCCTGGTCCAGGTGCTCGGAGAGCCTCCGGAACAGGTACCGGTCGAAGATCATGTCGCTGTCCAGCCAGAGGATCCGGTCGAAGTCGCCGTCGATGGCGATCTCGGCCAGCTTGTTCCTGGAGTCGTAGATCAGCGAGTTCTGGGCCGTGGTCCACTGGACCTCGCCGCTGACTTCCAGGCCCACGCAGGACCGGAAGAAGTCAGCGTGCAGCATGTCCATGCAGGGGATCGCGATCATCGTCCTCATGGGATGCCCTCCGAGGTCTCAGATCATGCGCTGGTCACGGTGACCGTGCAGGTGGCGCTCTGGCCGGCTGCGGCGGCGGTGATCACGCTGGTGCCGCTCGCGACGCCGGTGACGGTGCCGTCGGCGGCGACGGTGGCCTTGGCGGTGGTGCCGCTGGTCCAGGTGATTTCACCCTTCACGCCGAAGGGCAGGAGGGTCGCCGGGAGCTTAATGGAAGAGCCGGCAGCGACGGAAGCGGTGGCCGGGAGAATGACGCCTGCGACGGTGTTGGCCGTATCGGCGGCGAACTGCATGGAGGTCACCGGAGTGCTGCCAGCGATGTTGATCGCGACGAACGCTTCGGGGATAACAGGAGTGCCGTCGGCGCGCATCTTGCCTTTGAATACGGTATTGTCCTGGATGAACTGGACCTCGCGGCTCTGCTCGATGCTCATGCCGCGGCGGATGACCGTCAGGTACAGATCGCCGAAGCCGCCGACGATGTCGTTGTCCGGCATGAACTCCAGGATGTCGATGTCACCGGAGACGATCGGGAGGCTGCCGCCGATCATGGCGACAAATTCGCCGGAGAGGTTGGTGGCGATGGCGCGGGCCTTCAGCTCGCCGTAGGTCTTGCTGTTCATGGCCCAGAACATCTCGCCGCGGGCGTAACGGTTATAGGCGGGAATCACAGCGCGCTGCAGGGCTGCCCAGAAGGCGGTGCCGGTGGCGTCGGCTGCGATGGTTTTGATGTTGCTGGTGTGCAGGTCGACCCACTCGGGGGCGTTGGCCGGATAGCCTTCCGGCTTGGAAGTCTGAGCCAGACGGGTCACAATGCCGAGAGGCATTTTGCTGGCGGAGCCTTTGCCGTAGAGAATCGCCTTGTCCATGGCAAGGCCGAGGGCTTCGGAGAGCATCTCGACGATCCAGCTGGCGAGGTTGAGGTCGCTGTCCTCCAGCAGGCTGTTGCACACCGGGATGAAGCCGGCGAGCTTGTAGCCGTCCAGCGTGACCTGGTTGAACACGAAGGTCAGCTCATTGATCACGCCGCACATCTCGGTCCAGACGGCCTCGGGAACCGTGCCGGCGATGGTCTGGCGGGCTTGGCCGCCGACGTCGCGGATCCGGACGCGGTTGAGCAGCTTGCTGTACCGGTACATGTTCTCGGCGATGAGATCCAGGAAGATCACCGGGATCGTGAGCTCGCCGCCCTGCAGGGCAGCGTTGGCGCCCTTCATGCTGCGCAGCTTCGCGAAGAAGGTCTGCACGTCTTCCTGGGCGACGATTTCGTTCCGCTGGGCCATCGGCAGCGCATCAAACGCGCGCTGGCTGAGGGGAAGGTGGCGGATCTGGACAGAGGTCTGAGGGATCATAACAGTATCAATCCTTTCATTGTTGTGCTCCGCTGCCGGCGCAGCTGCGGCCGGGGCGGGCGGGGTCTGCTTCGCTTCGATCGCGGCCAGTTCCGTCTCGGCGGCCTGGATGTCGGCGGTGATTGCGGCTTTCGCGCTCTCATGCGCGGCAAGCTCGGTGTCATAGGCGCCCACGGCCGCGTCCACGGCCTGGCGCTCTTCCTCGGTCTGCGCGGCCATGATGTCGGCCGTCAGGCTCTCTTCGCGGGCGGTGAAGTCCGCGTCCTTTGCCTGCAGCTCCTGCAGGCTGGCGTGCAGTGTGTTGATCCTGTTCTGCAGGACCAGAGCTCTCAGTGCCATGGTTATTCCTCCTTATGGCTCAGTCTCGCGAGCATCCGCTCGCGCCATACTTCCGGCGCCTCCGTTTTCTGGAGACTCTCCGGAGCCGTCATGCCCGGCGCCAGATGCACCGTGCGGTTTCCGATGTAGAGCGCGCGGCCGTCCTGGCTCGCGGCGATGGCCAGAGGATCCGCGTCGTCGATGACTTCATCGGCGAAGCCCTTGGCCGCGGCCTCGGTGCCGGTCATGTAGGTGGTCTCGCTCATCATGCCGAGAATCTCCGCCTCAGGCAGGCCGGTCTTCCTGGCGTAGATACTCGCCTGCATCTTGTCCCAGGCGTCGTACTGCTCCGCCAGCTCCCGGAGCTGTCCGGCATTGTAGCCGCCCCAGAGGTAGCCCCAGCAGTTGTGGATCATGATCAGGCTGGAAGGATTGACCTCCACCCGGTCGCAGGCGCACATGATCAGGCTGCCGCCGCTCATGGCCACGCCGTCCACGATGCAGGTGAGCGCCATCCCGCCGCGGCTCAGTTCCCGCAGGCGGTTGTGGATGACGTTTGCGACGTTTGCGTCGCCGCCGTAGCTGTTCATCCGGATCGTGAGACTCCGGCAGCGCTGGATCTCATCCAGGTCCCGGAGAAACTCATCCAGCAGGATGAAGTCGCCCTCGACCGGATCACCGGTCCACCAGTCGATCGGCCTGGTCTCATAGATGTCGCCGTACATCGTGAGCGTCGCGCTGTTCCCGTCCTCGCTGGCCAGGGCATACGCGCTGCGCTTGATGTTGACGGCCTTCTGTTTCATTTCTTTACTCATGTCTCACCTCCGGTGAGTTTTGATTGATCGCCCAGCCGGTCGGCCGGGATGTAATTCTCCAGGGCCAGCAGCTCATCCATCTCCGGATCGTATTCGAGGCCCATCCAGTCGCGCCACTCATTCCGGCGCATGGCCATGCGGTCGACCATCTCCGCGCCGGCTTTGATCAGTTCGTCCATACTGTAGTTCAGCAGGCTCCGGTTGTTGAACCGGAAGAACAGGTCCGGATCGGTGAGCAGCTTCTTCGTCAGTTCCTGTTCGATGATCTGGGCCAGCGGCATGATCGTGGAGCTGATGAAGTTGTTCCACTCTTCCCGCTTAAACTCGCCGACGCCCAGGATGAACGCCGGGATCCCCAGGATCGTGGCCACGGTTTTCTTGTCCAGTTCCACAAAATCCTTCAGGGCCAGATCGGAGAGGGTGAGGGGCTTGATGCTCTGGACATCGAAGCTCTCCGCCGGAATGAGCCAGGGCTCCCCGGCTTCGCTGCCTTCGACGTATTCTTCCAGGAGCTTCTTCCGCCCGGCCTTGGTGGAGAACTCATCCGCAAGGGCGTCGACCTTGACGATGATCGACGGCTTCCACTTACTCTGCAGGAAGCCGGTCTCCGTGGCTGCCGCCTGCTTCAGGCTGTTGGCCACGGTGGAGAGGGTCACGGTGAAGCCTTCGCCCCGCCAGGGGTAGAAGCTGCCCGGATTGATGGCAAAGTGCAGCAGGTTCTCCGGCAGATACTCCCGGCCGGCGATCTCCACGCGGTAGTCGTAGAGGGAGGTCGCATAGAGCGCCGTGTATGCCGACGGGATCGGCATCAGTTCCCGAAGGCGCCCGCGTTCCGTAATCGGGAGCACGATGCAGTTTCCGCGGCCGTCCAGGTAAAGCGTCCGGACGATCCACTGGATGAGCGCCGACCGGGTCAGGTACCGGTTCGGGTTAATGTCCACCACCCGGCTGAGATCGTTCTGGACCCGTTCATCTCCGTGATCGTTCGCTTTGCGGAGGTGGATCGTCATGGATCCGACCAGCCGCGCGATCGTATTGACCGCTGCGGAGATCTCCGGACAGTCGGACAGCCTCACATAGCCGTCGCAGGCCAGACTGTCGAAGCCTTTCGGGTCCGTCAGCCAGAGCATCGCACCGCCGCCGGCGCTGCTGCGGGGTCTGTCCCTCGCCTGGGGAAGTCGTCTTTCTCTCACTTGTACTCTCATTTATGACCTCCATCCTGGGCGGCGTCCGCCGCCGGTCGTCTCGCCCTCTCTGGGCGTCCCGTCTTCGTTCTCAAACCATCCGGCGCCGGCGCTGCTGCGGTCGGTGCTGATCAG